ACCAACAACATCAAATTTTCAGGGTGACTTTATATACCCACAAGAGGCGGTAGATAATTTAGAGGAATCAAATATAGATTCAAACTACACGGCAACTTACTATCCCTGGATTTTGGTTAGAGATGGTGTTAATAATACTCAAATTTACATTCCTCCGACATCTGAGGTTGTAAGAAATTTAGCACTTACAGATAATATTGCATTCCCCTGGTTTGCAACTGCTGGTTACACAAGAGGTTTAGTAAATGCGGTTAAAGCTCGTACCAAACTAACACAAGAAGCGAGAGATACTTTGTATGAAGGTAGAATCAATCCAATTGCAACATTCTCAGACGTAGGAACAGTAATTTGGGGTAACAAAACTCTTCAAATCAGACAATCGGCACTTGATAGAATTAACGTAAGAAGATTGTTACTACAAGCTCGTAAGTTGATTTCAGCTGTGGCTGTTAGATTGTTGTTCGAACAAAACGACGAACAAGTAAGACAAGACTTCTTGGATTCTGTAAACCCAATTTTGGATTCAATCAGAAGAGATAGAGGTTTAGTAGACTTCAGAGTAACAGTTTCAAACAGTCCTGAAGATATCGACGCTAACCAATTGGTTGGTAAGATTTACTTAAAACCAACAAGAGCACTTGAATTTATCGACATCGAATTCTTGATTACTCCAACAGGAGCTTCTTTTGAAGACATTTAATAATTAAAAATAAGGGGGGTTGTTCACCAATCCCTCTTTTAGCCTAAACAAAAAAAAACTATGGAATTTAAAAAATCAAAATTAAATGAAAATCTTAACTTACCTAAAACAGGTAAAAAATCATTTTCAAAGAAATCACAAAATATCATTGTTTCTGAAGCACAATTAGAAAGATTGATTGAAAAAATCGCAAAAAACAAAAATGTTTAAAAAAGTTTTAAAAGAGTTTTTAGAAGAAAAACTTTTACGTGAAGGTTTTGATGATGTTGGTAATCCTGATTTAAAGTATTATGCTTTTGATTGGGATGACAATATTGTTTTTATGCCAACAGAAATTATTGTGGCAACCGCTGACGGTGAAGAGGTTGGTATGGGTACCGAAGATTTTGCGGAATATAGAATGGATATCGGTAAAGAACCATTTATGTATAAAGGAAAAGAAGTTGTTGCATTTGCAAATGACCCCTTTAGGAACTTCAGAAGTGAAGGAGACACTCAGTTCATCGTTGACGCAATGTTAGCTAAACCAGGACCGTCTTGGGATGATTTTGTGGAGTGTTTAAATGGTGGTTCTATCTTTGCAATTATCACAGCAAGAGGACACAACCCCGAAACACTTAAAGAGGCGACATACAATTACATTGTTACAAATCACAACGGTATTTCAAAACAAGAATGTATTTCAAATTTAAAAAAATTCAGAAACATTGCCGAAGAAGGTGAAATGGACGGAAATGAAATTATTATGGAGTACCTTAATATGTGTAAATTTCACCCTGTAACTTTTGGTGAAGGTTCTGCGACGAACCCTGAGGAAGGAAAAATTAAAGCCCTAAGAGAATTTATCTCACATGTAAAAGAAATGTCATCAAGGTTAGGTAAACAAGCGTTCTTCAAGAACGATGTGAAAAACAGATTTATACCGGAAATTGGATTTTCTGATGATGACCCTAGAAATATAGAAAAGATAAAGCAATTCTTAGATACTGAATACTCAGATAAACCAGTAAGAACTTATTTAACTAAAGGAGGAGAAAAAAAAGAAATATAATTTATTTAAGTATTGCTGGAGCTGGATATACATAATCCAAAATTTCCGGAATAAAGTAAATAGAAAAATTTTTCGACATCCGTGTATTTATAAGTAAATAAATTAAAAAAACGAAAACTAAAAAAAAATACTATGGCTGATTTATTAATGAAAATGCCGATGCCTTACGAACCAAAACGTAAAAATAGATTTATCTTAACGTTCGATTCTTCTTTGGGCATCAATTCTTGGTTTGTAGAATCTACAACAAGACCACAAATTACAATCAATCCTGTTGAAATTCCATTCTTAAACACATCTACTTACGTAGCGGGTAGATTCACGTGGAATACAATAAACGTTACATTCCGTGACCCAATTGGACCATCAGCTGCTCAAGCACTTATGGAGTGGGTACGTCTACATGCAGAATCTGTTACAGGTCGTATGGGATACGCAGCAGGTTATAAGAAAAACATTTTCTTGGAAATGTTGGACCCAACAGGTGTTGCTGTTGAAAAATGGATTTTACAAGGAACATTCTTAACGGATGTTAACTTTGACTCTTTAGGCTATTCAGATGACAATTTAGCAACTATCTCAGCGACATTACGTCCAGATAGATGTGTTTTAGTTTATTAATAGTATTTACGAAAAAATCAGTGTAGTTATATTTAACCATAGGGGAAACTCTATGGTTTTTTTTTAATATGACAGATTACTCACAATATTTACAAGAAGGTTTTAATTTACCTCACGATGTAGTTGAACTACCATCTCGTGGAAAATTCTATAAAAATAAAAAATCAGCCTTAAAGGTTGGTTACCTGACTGCCATGGATGAGAACATCCTTTTGGCTGATAATAGAAATAATGATATCATTTCAACACTTTTGAGAAACAAAATTTACGAACCAGATTTTCATCCCGATGAACTTTTGGATTGTGATATTGAGGCTATCCTTATTTTCTTAAGAAATACTGCTTTTGGTTCGGAGTACAAATTGATACTAAGAGACCCAAAAACACTTCAAGAGTTTGAGGTGTCGACACAACTTGATGAATTAAACATCAAAAAACCTTTACACGAACCTGATGGTGATGGTCTATTTACGTTTATATTACCTGTTGGTGGACAGACAGTAAGATGTAAAATGTTAAATGGTTACGACCAAAAAGAGTTGAAAAAATTCGAGGACGCATACCCAAATGGAGTTGTTGCTCCGGTTCAAACCAAAAGACTCGAAATGCAGATTATGTCAATTGATAATACATCTGATAAAGGTGACATTGCAAAATACATCCAACAGATGCCAATTGCAGATTCAAAATTCATAAGAAATTCGTTAAAAGATTCTGAACCTAGATTGGATTTGGAACGAGTATTTACAGCCCCGTCAGGAGAAAAAGTGAGCGCCAGAGTCACTTTCGGGGCCGAATTTTTTCGTCCTTTCTTCTAATTACAGGCAAATTATGATGGATGAGTTTTATTACTTATCCAAGTACGTTCATTTCTCATATAGTGATATGATAAAGATGCCAATATTTGAAAGAAAATACTTTATTAATAAGCTTGTAACTGAGTTTGAAAAAAAGAATGAACAAGCTGAACAGTCAAGAAATAAAAGATAAGGTATTTATCTAAAAAAACTAAATGTTTCTACAAGACGTAACATCAACAGGAGGAGGGGGGGGACCCTCAATCAGTGACGCATTAAATGCTGTCAAAAATTCTTTTGACAAATTACAAGATAGTATTTTTGATTTTGAGGACCAAGTATCACGTGTCAATCGTCAAGTATTGGGTCAGGGCTCAATTTATGCCAAGTCAATGAGGGAACAGTTTGCTAAGGCAACAATGGATGTTTTACAAATTGGTGGAAATTTAGATGACGTAGCTAACACATTTCTAGCAATCAACAAAGTTATGGGAAAAAACACTATGTTATCTGCTCAAGAATTATCAAACATGGTTGCTTTACAAAAATCTGCAGGTATTACTGCAGATGAAATGGGGTCTCTTATTGAGGCATTTGATAGTATAGGTGTTGGTGTTGAGGGTGCTGTAAGTTCTATTGATGACATGGCATCTAAAGCACGTAGTTTGGGATTGAATGTTAATACATTTTTAAGCACTACGGCTAAAAACTTAAAATTAGTTAACTCTTACGGATTCAAAGATGGTGTTGATGGACTAACACGAATGGTTGCCCGTGCACAAGCACTTCGTATTGATATGTCATCAGTAAAAGGTCTTGCTGCTGATTTATTGAACCCTGAAAAGGCGGTAGAACTTGCCGCTGAGTTCCAAAATTTAGGTGGTGCCATCGGAGCATTAGGTGACCCGTTCCAACTTATGAACTTAGGTCAAAATGACATGGAGGGTTTACAGAATGCTATCATCAATGCAACAAAAGCTTCGGTTCAATTTAACAGTCAAACAAAACGTTTTGAAATATCGGCACTTGAGATGAGAAGATTAAGAGCGTTTGCTG